GAGTTTTAGGGTTATCAGGATATGACGCAGGACCTTCATGGTCTATCTATACGGTGGCGAATGTTGACCCGACAACTGTAGCATTCAAATGTATAAATTTAGAACCAGCATCTCCTGAAACAGGTTGTGAACCAATATGTTTGGAATACGAAACTATTCCTTTCTTATTTGATTTTACAGGTTGTTCTTCAGGTGTTGAGAGTATATCGTTCACATCGGATTTACCAGCAATTATACAAGAAAAATTAACAACTCCTTTTGAATTGTTCAACGGGAATATTTCAAGTATTAATTCAAATCTTAAAAATCAAATTTTCCAAGTAATGTTAAATAATTCTTTGGTGAATTCTTCAGTATACTTCTATGGAGTAATTGAGGGTAACGATTACGATGGTTTAGTTACTACATACGGTACATCTAATTTAACAAATGTTTATGGTGTTGATGATGTAAGTTCAACAACGGCTGATTTGGCAGACCCAAATAATGACCCTTGGTACTACTCATTATTTAATAATGTTGGTAACTCTGTTTATACAGGTTCATCATTCTATACAACAATTGTTGATTTTGCAACAACTACAACTTCATCAAATTGTGCGTCATTCTTTAACTATAGTGTAAGTGGTGTGACAGGAAGTCTTAACTACAATAACAATACTATTAATGTTGTTTTACCATACGCTACATTCTCATCAGCAACATTAACAAATGTTATCAGTGATTTTAGTGCATGTACAACAGACATTACGGTTAACTTTGTCCCACAACAAAGTGGTGTAACAACTAATGATTTCTCAGGTGGTTGTTTAACATATGTATTAATATCTGAAGATTCTTCAGTTACAACTGAATGGACTGTTTGTGTTACAATTGAAAATCCTTGTAACCCTGTAACAACGGGAAGTACTGGGTCTCAAAACGAAAGTACGTTTGTAACTTGTTATAGTGGAAGTATGATGGGTACAATTTATGTGTATTCAGGTACAGCTTACACTGACTTTGATGATTTAGTAATTGCTACTCTACGTTCAAGAGGTGTTGCAAATTATAGTAATGACAATGGAGCGGTATATGAAGTTCCTGAATTATCAAATGTTCAAATGGTATGTACAGGACCTTACAGTGGAATCAGTACTAATCCTTACGCTACATTTGGTTTGAATATTACAGGAAAAACAGGAACACCTTACTTCTTTGAAACTTCATTTACTAACTCTGACCCAAAATATATTTCAAAAGTATTTGGTTCATCAAACTTTGGTAAACCAAAATCGGTTGTTCCATTGTTTGTAGAAGAAAGATATCAATCGTTATTAAACTACGGATATAAGAAGGGTTATGTAAGAGGTTTAAATTGTGAATTAATTTCTTTACCTGATGCAAGACAAGGTTCTGACGGAACATCAATCGCTTGGTACTTAGAACAATATCAATCTCCAAGTTCACCTTGGGTTGTGTCTGAATTAAGAGGTAATAAAGTATTTAACTTATTTAAATTTACAACAATCGCTGATGGTAATTCTGCTAATATTGAAGTTAAAATTTCTATAGCAAACATTTCATTCAGTAACGGTACATTTGATGTATTAGTTAGAGATTTCTTTGATAGTGATGCGAATCCTGTAGTACTTGAGAAGTTTACTAATTGTGCTATGAATCCGAATGAAAATAACTTTATCGCACAAAAGATAGGTACTGTTGATGGTGAATATCAATTGAACTCAAAGTATGTGATGATTACTATGAATGAAGATGCTCCGATAGACGCACTTCCTTGTGGTTTTGAAGGTTATTTAACAAGAGAATACGCAGGTGCTAAGTCTCCATTCCCAATTTATAAAACTAAATATGACTTTCCTGGTGAAGTTATTTATGACCAACCATTCGGTACCTCGACAGGTGCGAATGATGCGAATACAAGCTCAGGTGATAATGTTAGAAGAACATATTTAGGTATTTCTGATACAATCGGGTATGACGTAGATTTCTACAATTATAAAGGTAAACAACTTCCATTAGATATTTGTAACGATACAACTGGTGATAATTGGGCGTATTTAACAAGAGGTTATCACATGGATATAGACGCACAGTCAATCTTGATTCCTTCAGGATTTGCAACCGCAGGACAACCAGCGTTTTATGTGGGAAGTTCACCATTTACAACTGACCCTGAAAATACCGATAACCAATATTATAGATTATTTGCTCGTAAATTCTCATTACTATGTAACGGTGGATTTGACGGATGGGATATCTATAGAGAATCAAGAACTAATGTTGATAGATTCGTATTAGGTAAAGCAGGATACTTGAATGGAGCTTGTTCTTCAATCAAATACCCAACGGCAACAGGATGGGGAGCGTTTAAACAAATCTCAGTAGGTGATAACACTATGGATTGGGGTAATACCGACTATTACGCTTACTTATTAGGACAAAAGAGTTTCTCTAACCCTGAATCAGTTAATATTAACGTATTTGTAACACCTGGTATTGACTATGTAAACCATAGTAACCTTGTTGAATCGGCAATTGAAATGATTGAATACGATAGAGCTGACTCATTGTATATCTGTACAACTCCTGACTACCAAATGTTTACACCGTCATCTTCAGACCCAACAGATTTAATATATCCAACTGAAGCGGTAGATAATTTAGATGGTACAGGAATAGATTCTAACTACACAGCTACTTACTATCCTTGGGTACTTACAAGAGATTCAGTAAATAACACTCAAATCTACCTTCCAGCAACTGCTGAAGTTTGTAGAAACTTAGCGTTAACTGATAACATTGCATTCCCTTGGTTCGCAGCGGCGGGTTACACTCGTGGTATCGTAAATGCGGTTAAAGCACGTAAGAAGTTAACACAAGAAGATAGAGATACTCTATACAAAGGAAGAATTAACCCAATTGCAACTTTCTCAGACGTAGGAACTGTAATTTGGGGTAATAAGACTCTTCAAGTTAGAGAATCAGCTCTTGATAGAATCAATGTTAGAAGATTGTTATTACAAGCTCGTAAATTGATTTCTGCGGTTTCTGTAAGATTGTTATTTGAACAAAATGACCAAAAAGTAAGACAAGATTTCTTAAATGCGGTTAATCCAATATTAGATGCTATCAGAAGAGATAGAGGTTTATACGATTTCCGTGTAACAGTTTCTTCAGATACTGCTGATTTGGACAGAAACCAAATGACAGGTAAGATTTATATCAAACCTACAAGGTCTCTTGAGTTTATAGATATAACATTCTTTATAACACCAACAGGAGCATCTTTCGAAAATATCTAATAATCTTAAATGACAGACCGGTAGAAATATCGGTTTGTCATTATATTTAATAATATGAGAGTTTATTTAATTGAAACTGTAAGAGAAGAATTTACACCTGATACCGTATATTGGGCGTTTGACTGGGATGATAATATTTTAACAATGCCCACTCAGATTGTTCTATTGGACGACAAAGGTGGAGAAGTTCTTATGTCTACTGAAGATTTTGCTGAACATAGACATCAAATCGGTGTTGAACCTTTCAAATATAAAGGAAAAAATGTTGTGAGTTATGCAAATGACCCATACAGATTTTTCTCAACCAAAGGGGACAAACGTTTTTTAATCGATGTGATGTTTGCTAAAGAAGGTCCTGAATGGGGTAAGTTTGTTGAGACTATAAATAACGGTTCAATCTTTGCAATCGTCACTGCTAGAGGACATTCACCATTAGTGATACGTAAAGCTATAGAAAACATGATTGAGTCCAATTATAAAGGAATTAATAAAAAAGAATTAGTGAAAAATTTAAGAAAATACCGTCATTTTGCTGAAGAAGACGATATGAGTAATGATGAATTAATTAACTCTTACATGGATATGAATAAGTATTATCCTGTGACTTATGGACAAGGTTCGGCAGCTCAACCTGAAAAATTAAAAGTAGAAGCTTTAAAAGAATTCCATAATTATGTTAATTACATATCAGGAATTTTACATAAACCAGCATACTTAAAGAATTTAATATCAAATAGATTTGTACCTAAAGTAGTATTTTCAGATGATGATAGAAGAAATATTGAATATGCACATAAGAGTTTAAGTAATGACCCTGAAAGCAAATTTGAATTTATTTTAACACAAGGAGGAAAGAGACAAAAGTATGAACCAGAAAATTAATAACCTAGTCTAGTATAAATTTCTTATAAAAAAACTAAAAGTAAAGAGAAAAATTTTTAAACTAGATATTTATAAAAAAACATAAAATAAAAAAATTAAAAAAATAACAATATGGCTGATTTACTGATGAAAATGCCGGTACCTTACGAACCTAAAAGGCAGAACCGATTTATATTAAGTTTTGATTCAACTTTGGGTATAAATGAATGGTTCGTAGAAAGTGCTTCAAGACCACATATAACAATTAATCCAACAGAAATTCCATTTTTAAATACTTCTACATATGTGGCGGGTAGATTTACATGGGGTGTTATTAACGTTACATTCCGTGACCCAATTGGACCTTCAGCTTCACAAGCTTTGATGGAATGGGTTAGATTATGTGCTGAGTCAGTAACAGGTCGTATGGGATATGCTGCGGGTTATAAGAAAAATGTTGAAGTTAGTATGTTAGACCCAACGGGTGTTGTTGTTGAGAAATGGATATTAGAAGGTACTTTCTTAAGTGATGTTAACTTTAATAGTTTGGATTACAAATCAGATTCATTAGCAACAATCACAGCTACTTTAAGAATGGACCGTTGTATTTTGGTATACTAATAAAAAAAACAATACAAAATTTTGTAAAATCCTGTATATATTGTTATACAGGATTTTTTTATGGAAGAATATTCAGGATACACATGTAATAGATGTGGAAAAGTGTTTGAAACTAAAGAAGAGTTCATTAAACAACACAAAGAAGAGGTTAAAAATGAAATTAAAGATTGATTTATTCAACTCTTAAATTATTTTTATAATAAAATCAAAATATGATGGATAAAGATTTATACCAAGCAGCTACAGAAAACTTTAATTTACCACACGACATGGTTCAATTACCATCTGGTGGAATTTTTTACAAAAGTAAGAAAAAATCAGTTAAAGTTGGTTATTTGACCGCTGTTGATGAAAATTTATTAAACAGTTCTAATGTAGAAAGAGACGGATTAATGATGACTCTTTTAAGAAATAAGGTTTATGAACATGATTTAAGACCTGAAGAGTTATTGGATGTTGATATTCAGGCCGTTTTGTTGTTTTTGAGAAACACTTCTTTTGGTCCTGAATATGGTGTGTCAGTTTTAGACCCAAGAACAAATAAGTACTTTGACGCTACAATTATATTAGACGAACTTAATATTACGAGACCAACAAGTGTTCCTGATGAATCAGGTTTTTTTGAAACAACTTTACCAAAGACTAAAGCTGTGGTAAAGTTAAAACCATTATCTTATGGTGAAGAAACGGAGATTGAAAAATCTTTAGAAAAATATCCTGCGGGATTAGTCCCACCTACTATAACAATGAAATTACAGAAACAAATTGTGGAAGTTAATGGTGATACCTCACTTTCAACAATATCTAAATTTGTAAACGAACTTCCAATCTTGGATTCAAAACATATTAAGAATTTTTTAAAAGAAAATGTACCTTCATTGGACCTAAAAAGACAAGTTAAAACCCCATCAGGAGAAATAGTTACAGTTCAGGTAGCGTTTGGGGTTGAGTTTTTTCGTCCGTTCTTCCAATAGTAGGGAATATCTGCTCAATAGTTATTATTTGATGGCAAAATATCTGAGGACTTCTTATTCGGATTTTATGTCTATGCCGACATTTGAACGTGAATTTTTATGCAATCGGATTATTGAATTAAATACTCCGTCAACGTAAAAAAAATAAATCAAATATTTATTTAAAAAATGAACAACTATGTTTGATGAAAAAAATCTAAATACTTCTACTGGTAAATTAAATGATGAGTTTAAGTTGATTGGTACTGAAATGGATAACATTACAGGACTTTTTGGTACTATGAAAAATTTAGTAGAATCAAATATACTTAATCTTCAGGATATGAGAGATGTTCTCTTATATGTTGACAGGGAAGCTAGTAATATTGCAAAATCTTTTGGTAGTGGACGAGAAAATATTGTCCAATTAAAAATTGCAATGGCAGATGCGTTTGTTGAAGTTAGTAAAATGGGCGGGACTTATAAAGATATCGCAGCTATACAAGGAAAAGTTTCTCAAGATTTAGGTAGGAATGTTATTTTACAATCTGATACTATTGAAAAGTTATTTGCAACACAACAAGTTACAGGTCAAAATGCTGAAGTAGTTACTAAATCATTTAAAGATGCTGGAATGAGTGCTTCTTTTGCGTCAGAGGCTATGGGTAAGGTTGTTAACATTGCAAGAAGTCAAGGTGTTAACGCTCAGGCAGTATCTAAACTTGTTGTTGAAAATATGAGTAATTTAAACATGTATACATTCCAAGGAGGTGTTGATGGTTTAGCTAAAATGGCGGCACAGGCAACATCTATGAGGATTAGTATGCAAGACACATTTAGATTTTCTGAAAAAGTATTTAATCCTGAAGGTGCTATTGAAACCGCAGCAGCATTACAAAGATTGGGTGTAACACAAAGTCAATTATTAGACCCATTAAGATTGATGGATTTAGCTCAAAATGACCCGACTGAATTACAAAATCAAATAACTCAAATGACCCAACAATTTGTTCAATTAAATAAAGATGGTCAATTTGAAATTATGCCTGATGCTAAAAGACAACTTAGAGAAATTGAAACTGCAATGAGTTATCCTGCGGGTTCGTTATCTAAAATGGCTTTAGGTGCGGCTGAAGTTGCTGATAAAATGAGTAAAATTAAATTTACAGGTAATTTTACTGAGGACCAAAAGAAATTTATTGCTAACATGGCTGAAATGGGTTCTGGTGGTGAATATAAATTAAGAATTGATGGTGAAGAAATTGGTTTAGATAGAGCTTTAGATATGTTTACTAAGGACAATAGTAAATTAACTGAATTTATGAAGGATTCTAATCCTAAAACAATGGAAGATTTGGCTAAAGAACAATTAGATGCATTACAATCAATGGCGGCCTCTTTAAATTCTATGATGAATAGAACACCAATTGCTGCTAGCGGTTCAAAAGTCGGAGAAACCATTTTAGAAGGATATCGAGAAGCTTATAATATTCCCGCTAAATCTCTATCAGGTGAAGCTTTTGATACTAAAAATATAAGAATTAAATTTGATGAACTTGGTACAGGTGTTGGTGAAATGTTTGAAAAAATTAAAAGTGGTAAAGTTACTTTGGAGGACTTTAAAACGGCGTTTTCAAGTTTTGCTGAAGGGATTAATAATTTTTTTACGGCTGAAATGAAATCTGTTTTAAGTAACAGTAAAATTGCACTTGATGAAGCATCTAAAGGTAAAAAATCCTCTACTGAAAGTGGTGGTAATAAAACAGGATACGCTGAAGATTTCATACTAAAAACACACCCAAAAGATAGTATAGTTTTTACTCCAAATATGATGATTGGAGGTACCAATTTATTTGGTGGACAACAGAATAGTATGAGTGAGACTAAAAATACTAACGATATTAATCTAAATGTTACATTAACATCAAATGGTGTTGATTTAAATCAAATGACTAAACGAGACGTATTAGAACCATTAGTTGCTCATATGCAACAAATTTTACAAGCTGATGGATTGTTAAATAAAAATGGTTCAACACCAAACCCAATTATTAATTATCAATATTCATAATATTAGAAATAAATTTTTAGGTATTTATAAATAAAATTATTAGATGTCAGATAGTTCATTATCATTTGCTTCAACCTCGACGTTTAGAAACAACCTTTTAGGTAGAAATCTTGCTCCGTATACAGTACAGGGTGTTTTTACACCCCCAATAAGTAACGTTGCATATGAAACAGTTTTAACTGTTACAAATGTAATTGATTCTCCTGATAACTTGATAAGTGAAGATGTTTTTGCTAATCAACTTTATCCATTGAATGAATATGGACCTGACGGGGGGTATAATACAACAATTACCTTTAACGGTCCTCCACTACCTGTAGCGTCTAATAATGGTGAATATAATCCTAATGAAACTGTATTAGACATTATAAATGAAGCGACGATAAATGCTCAATTTATTGAAAATAGATTTGGACCAACTGGAGGGTTTAATGATTTGTTTGAGGTTGATAATATACAGTTAAACGGTATTACAAACAATCCTTATTGGCAACCACCAAGTTTTTTACCGTCATTTTATACTCCATATGAGATTTTAACAAATGATAATCCAAACGGTTCTAATGGTTTATTATCACAAGATTCTTTCATCGCAAGAATTGGTGCGGAAAGACTACAATTTGCGTTTCAACAAAGAGTTGCTGCCGAAATTTTCCAAAACACTGTTGGACAAGTTAATTTATCGTCATTACAAGACCCTTTTGAAGCGAGTTTAATTGTTACGGGTCAACAACCACTAATTTATAAGAATTGGAGAATTACAGTTCCTGAGAACCCAATATTAAGAATTATTGATTTGGCGACGAGATTGTCATCTGCATATTGGCCAGTTTCACCGATACCTGGTGATTACTTTGAGATGGGAGGTGTTCCTCAAAATCAACAAACTTCATTAGCTTTAAACGTTGCTAATCAGTTAACAGGTGGATTTTTAGGACCCGTATTGAATATTACAAGAAACCCTTCTGAAACATTTTTGGCGAATACTGGAAACGGACAAAGGTCGGCATTATTTGCAAATATTGATTATAATAGATATCAACCACCATACGATAAAAATTATGGTGGTATTTTGGGTGTTGTTTCAGGTGTTGCCGACTTAATAACTAATTTAATAAATCCTGATAACGGAACACTTATTGGTGGTTATTATGTTGGTAGTAGAAACGCTGAACCGTCATCAATTACTTCACCACCAAACCAAGTACCTGTTAACGTTTTTGGAGAACAGGTTCAAGCTCCTGTTTATGGTCCGTCTGAATTAGGTATTTTATATGAAGGTAACCAAGAAGTTTTAAATTTTGGGTTAGCTTCTAAAACATATAGTGATGGTGGTGGTATTGGTGGACAATTTGTATGGGTTTCACCAAAATATAAAGATAATGCCGGTTACAGACCAACAGTTGGTGGTGGTGTAGGGACTATTGATGAAAATTATAATGAAGTTAGTAGTGATTACACTCGTAATGAGTCAACAAATATAACATTTAAGGGTAATTCTATTTTAGATAATACCCAAAGATTAATTGATTC